CGGTCATGAGCAACCATCATTTCCGCAACCGGAACTTGTCGCTGAAAGCGAAAGGCGTCATGAGTCTGATGCTGTCCTTGCCGGATGATTGGGACTACACTGTCGCCGGGCTCGCCACGCTCAGCAAAGACGGGCTCGACTCGGTGCGGTCGGCTCTGAAAGAGCTTGAACGCGAGGGCTACCTCAAGATGGAGCGTGAGCGCGACGCGAAGGGCAAGCTCGGAAGAGCAAGCTACGTTTTGTCGGAAATCCCAGTCGTGGAAAAGCCTATATTGGAAAATCCAAGATTGGAAAATCCTATCTTGGAAAAACCCGCGCAATTAAATACTTATCCATTAAGTACTAATACATCAAGTACGAAGGAATCAATTACAGAGGCTGACGCCTCTAAAGATGTCCAGAAGCCGAAGAGGCCGCAGAGCAAGAAAGAGAAGGAGCCGGACCCGTTCGACGTGCCATCTCCGAAGCTTAAAGAGGCACTCAAGGGTTTTGCAGACTCACGCAAGGCGCTGCACAAGCCGCTGACACTCCGAGCCAAGCAGCTTACATTGGACAAGCTTGAGAAGCTGGCACCACATAACGAGGTGAAGCAGGTGGCAATCCTCAACCAGTCGGTCGAACGCGGCTGGCAGGGTGTCTTCGCCCTACAAGAAGAAAAGAGGACTGCAGCTACAGGCACACGGGCGGCCGAGCCCAAAGCGGAGGATCTCTATCAAGAAGCAATGGATTGCTTAAATCAGTGAGGTGACAAAAATGGAGCAGGAGGATGTCGGCAAGGTCATGAAACTCCTTGTCACATGCCGCAAGGCTTTCCCTGCGTCGCGAGCGGATGCCGAGACACTGGCACTCTACGTCAAGGTACTTGCGCCATTGTCTTACACGGAGATTGAGGCGGCTGTGCTGCGCATCATGCGCACGGCGCACTTCTTCCCGACGGCTGCGGAGATCTTCGAGGCGGCCGAGAAGGTGGAGCAGGCAGTCAATCAGACGGGCTTGCCAGATGCCGGCGAGGCGTGGCGTGAGGCGATGGCAAACGTCTACAAGAATCACGTCTACCATTCATGGACGTATTCCTGCGATGAGGTGCGGGCGGCTGTCCGGCGCTTCGGCAAGAAGGAACTCTGCTCGCTCGGCGAGCATGAGGTCAACACGGCCAGAGCTCAGTTTATGAAGATCTACAACGAGATTGTGGCGAGAGGGCGCGAAGATCGCGCAGACCGCCACGTACTGGCACAGATGGGCGACCGCGTGCAGGCGCTCATCAAGGATTCGGCAGCGCATCACGCACTGCCGCAAAAAAGAAAGGATGCATGACTATGGCAAATCGTATTTCACTGGACGGTCAGGTCTTCCAGCCGGAAACGCGTTACTCCCAAACGACCGGCAAGCCGATGCTGAACTTTAACTTGTCGTTCTACGACGGCAAGACGGCAGACGGTAAGACGAAGTACGGCAGTATCCGCGTCCGTGCTTTCGGGGCACTTGCAGAGAATATCGCAAAGACCATCACGGAGAAAGAGCGCTACATCGTCGAGGGCCACCTCTCGGCGGATAAGTGGGAAAAAGATGGGCAGAAGCATTACCAGCTCGTCGTCATCGCCGACGATATCGGCAAGGCGTTCAACAAGTTCGCGGATGACGGCAAGCTGGTAACGGTCCAGCAGAGCGCCGAAGATCCTGCGGCGGGAGCACCAATCCCGGACGAAGAAATTCCGTTCTGATGGGAGGTGAGAATATGGGCGTGACAGAAATGACAAAGTTGCACTACCTCTGCAAGAAGTTCCGGGGCAGCGTGATGAATATCTCGGCCGATGGCTACTATGCGAGGATGAATTTGCCATACGTCTTTTCGGATGGCTGCAGGGCGATCGTCGATATTTCGATGATGATAAACGGTAAGATTCTCATATCTGACGACGGAAGAATCGCAATGCATGAGCCACTGACGCCGGAAGACGTCAAGATGATCTGCAGGAAATCCAATCTTGAATTCGCCATGGATGACGAAGACGATGATCCGCCCCTTTACTGCCAGATGTACAAAATCACCGACCAGGAGGGCTTCTGCCTCGCAGTCTGGGACATTATCCATGCAATCGTGCTTGCACATGATTGCGCGATGGAATGAGGTGAGAGCATGAACTTCTGTAAGACATGCAGCACGACACTTAACGTTACGAAAGAGCATGAGCTGGATGGAACACCGGTATATTATTGCAAGACTTGCAGGCGATACCAGCAAGGGCTCCTGCGAAGTTGTGAGACGTGCAGAAATGGCAAGATCTGCCTGCGGGCTACGAGTGACCGCTTTGTCTGTGATGACTGGAAGGATGCTGCGGGGAGGCATGGTCATGGCAAAGCATGAGCGAGGCATGGCCATATTGTACCAGACATATGGACCGGAGGGCTCAGCAGTCTACGCGTGCCCATACTGCCGCAGATATGTCCACAAGATCAGCGGGCGGCATATCTGCGCGAAGTGCCACAAGCTGGTAGACTGTGGCCGTCTACGCCCGTATGCCGGGAGAATCGTCTACGACGGCGGGCGAAGCTGGCTTGATGTAAAGAGGAGCGAGGAGGATTGACATGAGAGTGGCAAGAGCTATGAAGCGCAAGATGGAGAAGCAGGCTGCTACCGACGACCTGCGGGTGGCAAAGACCTACCTCAAGGCCAAGACGGCCGTGCGTCATGCGACGACAAGGGAAATCGTCGAGCAGGTGGCTATCAGAAAGCAGGCCGTCGCGGAAATCACGACAACGATGGTCGTGGCTGTGCACCGGAGTTTCGGCTGGGGCACGGACAGGATCCTGCGGCTGCGCAAAAAAATGCGTAGTCAGGCGGAGTGCATCCGCAGAAAGTACGTGAAGGTCGAAGATATTGAGGGTATCATCGAGCGGGAAATGAAGTGGCGCTTTCACATCGAGAAGAATGACGGCACACTGCGCCAGCAGACGGAGTACGAGGCGACACGCTTCATGTCAGCCATCTTCGTCCTGGCACTCCACGATGAATTTGGCTTTGGCTACAAGCGGGCAAGGCGCGCTTATGATGAGCTGTCGGCCATCTGGAAGGCAATCCATGACGGAGAGCTGAGCCTGGGCGACATCTTCGCCGAGTACGAGCGCATCGGCAAGCACAAGATGGTGTCTGATATGGCGTGAAGAGGTGAAAGAGAAGCATGATTGAATCGAGAAAGGATTTTGGACTGGACTATCGTCATCTGCATCCAGTGAAGCCGTGTCGGCATCGTGATGGCGCTTTTGACTCACTCGGACAGATGCAGAAAATAAAGGACGAGTACAAAGAAGCCCTTGAAGCGTGGGCCATCTGGTGGAATGAGACGACTGGTAAGAATCGGGAGAAGCTGCTTGAAGAGCTCATCGATATGATGACTGCTATCAGGACGTACCTCGCTGGAGCTGGATACACGCAGGGCGAGGTAGAGCGTGAAATTTGTCTAGTCAATATCAAGAACCAGAATCGCGGCTATTGGGATGAGGAGGGCGGCTCTGGTGATGAGATTGAGTCTGGAGGGATAGAAAGATGAATCGTGGGGACCAGGCAAGGAAAATCAGTGTCATGCAGTGCGAGATGATTGAGCGAGACAATCACTTGAAAGAGAAGAAGCCGGTCATCCTCGCCGTCAAGAAGCGTAGCAGGTGGCAGAGTGGCATCTGCAAGATCTGTGGCGAGTACTTCGACTGCATCACGCAGGGCCATGCTCATAAGCATGGCTTTAAGAATGCGGATGAGATGGCGCAAAGTGATGCCGTCGATTTTGGAAAGAGGGTAGTGAGATGAGCTTTGATATCCGAGGCGCGTGGAAATACCGCGATTTGTTGGAGGAGTACAGTGAGTTGCAGGTGCGGGCATCGAAAAAGATACTTTCGCTCCAGCAGGAGCGCGACGACGCTCAAAAAATAATCGACATAGCGACCGAACGATTCTTCCGCGAGAAAGAAAAGCTCAAGAAAGAGCACGCCGAGAAAGTCAACCGCCTTGAGACGCAGGCAGAGGAGCAGCACCACAGCTATGAGAGCCTCAATGAGTACTGCAAAATAATCGAGGATGACGCCGAGAAGCTCAAAGAGAAAATCAAGGGCATCGAGGCCGAGAATAAAAAGCTCAAGAAAATCCGCTGGCGCTGGCTCGATGCCGAGCATGGCTGGTGGCCGGTGGAGGGCGCTGATATCGACGAGATGGTGGAGAAAGTGCCGTATGTCCCATATGCGCCCAAACCGAAAGAAGAAAGGTGGCAACCATGATGAGATAAGCTTGTTCGGGCTGAGGCTAAACGAGAGCGATACATGATTTGTGAGGTGGTATGATTGAAATGCTTTTGCAGCTAAGAGATTTGCTTTAAGGATGTGGGATTGATGAAAGATAAGAAACGTAGAGAGCTGTACATAAAGTCGTTCAAGATAATGATACGCGCACGCAGAAGTACCGTTTCTGATCTCGTAAAAAAGGAGTCATCATCATGTGTAATTCTAAAGTATCCGGTATTGCAACGACTGGCAACAGCACAACACGCGGCGGCAAGCGTTATAACCTCGCTTCGTTCGCTTCTCCATCCATAGAAAAAGATACAGACTACGTGCTCGCGCAGGTTAAGAACTACGCGTACTACATCACATCGCACAACATCGACGACCAGATCACCGCCGACGCGATCACGCTGCTGGTCAAAGAACTGCCGCTTTTGGAGCACGCAGCAGTCTTTTACAGGCATGGCATGGATCTGCCGATGACAGAAGTCGCGCGGCGTATGCATGTATCACGCTCGACAGCGACATACCATCTGCAACAAGCATACAAGCACCTTCGCGACATCATCATCGCGAACCAATAAAAAGGAGACCTCTCTTATGTCTGTATCCCTCTATGACTACACACCATTTCATCGCAATATCAATAGCCGTATCTTATACGCGCAGACAGCCGAGCATTACACTGACGAAGAGATCCAGCATCTTTATGCTCTCTGCCGTTCGTCTTATGAGCGTGACTATCTCGTCGACCGCCTTTATCTCGCATCTCAGCATAACAGACGAGGCAAGCGTAAAGACGAGTATTACTATTACAGCGCGCGGCAGATGTCTCGCGATCCTTACTATCAACATCACATATCAACACCGGAACCACGTAGTGTTTAACATCATCATCCACAGCAGCGTATCGACGTACGCTGCTTTTTTTGTGCTTTATATTAAGTGGACGTATAACGTCCTAAAAAGTACGTATATCTTAAAGATAGAGTACTTAACAACCTATATCCGTACTACACGAAAGGAGCGCGCAAGAAAATGGCGAATGCATCACCGTTCCATAGCTTTTATAGCTCGACGGCATGGCTTACCTTCTCGTCGATGATACGTACTTCACGCTTTTCAATTTGCGAACTATGCGGCGCACCGGACGCTAGAGAAGTGCATCATCTTATCCATATCAACAAAGACAATATTAACGATCCAGCTGTCACACTCAACGTGGATAACGTCATGCTCTTGTGTCGTCACTGTCACTACGCGATCCACGAGCGCGGCAAGCTACGCGCGCGCCGTTCATCGTTCGATGCGCTCGGCAACATCGCGGAAGTCAGGGAGCCTGCTACGTCCTCGATCACGCCTTTGCAAGACTCGATCCTTCGCGAGCGTGTCACGGCGGCAAAACATTCGATCGCGAAGTTGCACCAGCTCCCCCCGTCTTAGCGCGATAGAGCGCACCGCCGATGACCTGCGCCCCCCTTTTCTTCGCGTAATTTGCATTTTTCGGAACCCGTAGGTATTATAACAAGAATTATAATTATAACTTAAAGGCATAGTTATCCAGGAAGGAGGTTATCACGATGGCGAACCCACGCAAGAGCGCACAGACACGGATAAAGAAGAAACTCGACGCACTCTTCACGAATGTCCCTGACGAGAAACGCGAAGCGGCTGCCCTTCTCACGAAGCGCGCGGCCTTCCTGCTCGCAGGTGAAGACGAGCTCGAAAGGATCATGCAGGATGATGGCTACATCGATACGTACGACAACGGTGGCGGCCAGTCCGGTATGATGGTATCCGCGACCTTGAAGGCGTACACGCAGATGAACCAGCAGCTTCTCTCGACGATCAGGCAGTTGCGCGAATTTCTTCCGGTTGACGACAGCACCGGCCGCGACGAACTGACGGAATTCCTTAAAGAGCATAAGAGGTAAAAGCAAATGTATATCGACAATAACAAATTCGACGAGATCTGCATCGAATATCCCGGCCTCGCTGACTACGTAGAAGACATCGTTCGCGCGCGCGAGGCGATCTCTTATAGAGAAGGCTACCAGGACGGCTATAATGATGGCTCTCGTCTTCCGCAGCCACCGTACTACGATGATAACGACGAATTCGTTTTCGCGAATGGAGGCGCGTTCTAATTGGATATCATCGATAAAGAAATGAACGAGACGCGCGACGCGATCGCGCGGAAGTATCCCGTCGCGTATATTCATATGTACTTGCAAGGCTTAGCGGATATCTACGACGAAGACACCGCGCGCGAGCAGATGATCACGATGCAGGACAAAGACCCGGATCTCTGGCAGGCGGCGCACCGCTTCAATGCTTTTTGCTGCCCTCCGATCACGACGGACCGCGACATCGTAGATGATGATATGTATATCGATCTCTGCGCGCTCGGTTGTGAGCATTGTTGGCAGTGTTGCCGCGAAGACAACCTCCGCGAATGGCTCAAGCCGTATCTCGACGAGGATCCGCGCAAGCGCGCGCATTATGAGCGATACTACAAGCGAGTTGATCCCGATGGCTAACGCAAACCCGATCCTTGAATATGACGCGAAGATCCAGTCCGGCGAGATCCCTGCGTCCGCGAAGTTGAAAGCAGTCTACGCGCATATCGCGGATCATGTACGGCATCCCGGCCGGTACTATTACGACGCGAGCAAAGCGGACACCGCGATCGACTTCATTGAAGCATTTCTCTATATCCCGAAGCTCTCGCCGCCAACGAAGATGAAGCTCCAGCTATGGCAGAAAGCGTACATCGCGACGATCTTCGGGATGATCGACTCACAGACAGGCCTCCGGCAATACCGTGAGGCCTTTTTATACGTAGGGCGAAAGAACGCGAAGAGCTGCTTATCTGCCGCGATCGCGATCTATGTTATCTTATGCGACGGCGAGCCAGCTGCCGAACTGTATTGCGCCGCGACGAACCGCTTCCAGTCGCGCATACTCTGGAATTACGCGAAGTTGATGGTCAAGGCATCCCCGACACTCTCGCGCTATTTCAAGATCAAGCAGTCATCCATTGATGTACCTTCTACGGACTCGGTTTTTATCCCCTTGTCTAAAGACTCCGGCTCCCTGGATGGCCTTGCGCCGTCCTGTATCCTGATCGACGAGCTCCATGCGATACAAGACGCGAACATGTATGAAGTCTTACAAGGCGGCACATATTCGCGCAGACAGCCGCTTACACTCATCACATCAACCGGCGGGCATATCACTCCCGGGAGCATCTTCGAGCAGAAATATCAAGAGTATTGCACGATCATCGACGGATACAAAGACGGCAGCTATATAGACGAGACTGTCTTTCCTTGCATCTACGAGCTCGATGACAAAGACGAGATCAACGATGAAAACGCGTGGGTGAAAGCAAACCCGAACCTTGGCGTCTCGAAGCGCGTCGATATCTTGCGCGCGGAAGTATATCGCTCGCGCTTATCAGAGCAGAAACGGAATGACATCATCTCGAAGCAGTTTAACGTCCAGCTTTCCGCGCAGTCTGCTTTCTTCGACCCATCTGACGTTATTTATGTGTCCGTAGTCGACCCGGCTTGCATCGACGGCGCAGTCGGCTGGGGCGGTTTCGACCTCGGCGCGACGCGCGATCTTACTTCCGCGACGATATTAGTCGCGACGCCCGGGCAGATGGATCATTTATACGTTCTACAGATGTACTGGATCGCGGAAGATACATTGCAGCAACATATCGATCAGGACGAAGCACCGTACGATGTATGGATCGATCAAGGGCTTATGCGTACAACTCCCGGCACGATCGTTGACGTTCATGCGGTTTTGGAATGGTTCGAAGAGATCGCGCAAACGTATAATATCCAGCTTTATAAGTTCGGATACGACCGTTTCTATGCCGCTTATCTCGTGCGAGACATGCAGGTCGCATATGGCGCGGATAACCTTATACCGGTCGCACAGAACTTCAAAGGGCTTTCAAGTCAGATGTATCTCAGCAAGACATGGTTCCAGCAGCGCCGCTTCTCTTACGGGCGCAACCCTTTATTGCAATGGAACCTGCTTAACGTACAAGCGACTTACGACAATGAGAGTAACGTCAAACCGTCGAAGAACCGTAATGCGACCGGTAACAAGATCGACGGTTATGCGTCACTGCTCGACGCGTTCTGCGTATATCTCGATACGCGAGAGGAAATTATTTAATTTCGACGCGCGCGACATAAAAAACGCTTTATATAAATTAGTAGACAAAAAGAAAGGAGGAAGCATCACGAAGAACCCTTTCATCCAGTTCAGATCTATGTACAAAGCGATGTTTGGTAAAGAGCCGGAACCGGTACAAGCTGACAATTCGACGCGGCTACAGATGGTTAATGACTGGCAGAACGTATTCATCGCGCGAAAAAGTTACGAAGATGATATTGTCGCGAAAGCGTGCATCGCTACGATCGCGCGGCATGTCGGTAAACTAAAAGGCAGACTTGTCAATGTATCGCAAGGCCGTCGGAATGCAGCGAACGATCATGACACATTGCAAGAGCTCCTAGAGTATCAACCGAACCCGTATCATACGACGTATGACCTGCTTTATCGTCTTGCCGCGAACGCCGTGAGCACCGGCAACGCATACGCATCGATCAAGCGCGGGCCGGATGGTCAAGCGTTAGAGCTCTGGCCTATTGACTGCCGGGATGCGGAACCGCGCGAAGTAAATGGCGAGCCGTATATTCGCTTCACGTTTAAGACCGGGAAGCGCGTATCACTTCCGTATTCCGATGTCATCCACATTCGCTGGAACTTCACACAGGGCGACTTTATCAGTCATGATGACAGCAACCTCGAACAACAGCTTCACTTGCTGAATACGCTTGAACAGTCATTCGAGAATTCCGCCGTCAATTCCGGACGCATTCGCGGCCTTGTCAAAATTAACGGTACGATCGGTTCAGAACAGTGGGCGAAGCGCGCGGATCAGATCGCGCAGCAGTTACAGAACAAGAATGGCATGATCGCGACGGACGCAACGATATCCTTCCAGCCGATCGACACGCAGCCGACACCGGCAGATCATACTCAGCTCGACTATATACGCGATAATATCTATCGTGCATACGGATGCAGTAACGCGATCGTATCCGGCGACTATACAGAACAGCAGTGGACGGCTTTCTTCGAGAGCACGATCGAACCGCTCGCGATCGCGTTCGCGCAGGAATTTACGCGTAAGATATTGTCACCAAAAGAGCGCGCGCAGGGTTATCGCATCGTATTCGATACGGATCGACTCGCGTACGCAACGTTGAAAGACAAGGCTGAATTCTTGAAGAACGCGGCACCGACTGGCGCACTTACGGTCAACGACATCTGCGAGCTTATCGGTATGACGCCACCACTCAAAGAAGACAAGCGCATCCAGTCACTCAATTACGTTGATGCAAGTATCGCGAATAGATATCAGCTTGGCACCAAACCCGAAAAGGGAGGTGAAAAGGATGTCTAACGCAAAAGAGACGAGATCTACGTCTAGTTATATCAATGTAGGTGATGATCTGTATGTATCCGGCTATGCTGCTGTATTCGACGACTATGCCGTCATCCCCGGCAGTACGTACGACTACGAAGTTATCGACCGGCACGCATTCGATCACGCAGACTTTTCGCGATGTGTGTTCCGCTATAACCATTCCGACCATGATCAGCTACTCGCGCGTGTGTCGAATGATACGTTGAAGCTGTCTATTGACGATCACGGTTTACGTGTAGACGCGACGCTCGCAGACACGACTCAGGGACGAGATCTTTATAAGCTGATCAAGCGTAAGGATATCAATGCGATGTCTTTCGGGTTTATACCGTCGAAGACGTATATCCAGAACCGCGTCCGCCATATCGCAGAGATCCGCACCGTCGTCGATGTATCCGCCGTTGATGATCCGGCTTATCCGACGACGACTCTTGCGGTCGTACAGCAGAGATCAGCAGAGCGCGCGCGTAAAACAGCGGAAGCAGAGAAACGAAAGCGCCTGTTTCTCGCGTGCATCTCGTAATAAAGCAAGGAGATACAACTATATGAATATGAAGGAAATTGAACTTCGTCTTTCTGATATCGCAAAAGAAGCCGAGAAAGCAGAGGGCGAAGCACTCGACAAGCTCGTCGAAGAAGCGAAAGAACTGAAAGCAAAACAGGCCGAACTTCGTGCCGCAGCTGACGAAGCAGAAAAGAGAAAGAGCATTATCGACTCGCTCAACGCGGGCAATGATGTCGGAACCCCTATTGACAACGATCAGGAGGAAAACAGAAATATGGGTAACATTGATAGCATTGAATATCGTAAGGCGTTCCAGCAGTACGTCCAGACGGGTGAAATGCCGGTCGAATTCCGCGATGTCGCACTGACAAAGGATAACGCCGCAGTCATTCCGGAGACGGTACTAAACCAGATCGTCGAGAAGATGGAGAGCTTCGGTAATATCTATCCGCTCGTCCGTAAGCTCCACTACGCCGCAGGCCTCGTCGTCCCGACTTCGACGCTTTCCGCTACGGCCACTTGGATGAACGAGGGCGACGACGTAACCGTCGGTAAGAAGGCAACGGCGAAGATCACGTTCGGTGCTTACCAGCTCGGCGCAGCGATCGGCATGTCGTACCAGATGGAAGTGAAGAGCCTTTCCGCATTCGAGGCGGCTATCATCGATAACGTCTCCAAAGCAATGGTTAAAGCGATCGAGGAAGCTATCGTCAAGGGCGACGGCGCAGCAAAGCCGCAGGGCATCGCGACGACGAAGGTTACGGATCCAAAGCGTAATGTTACTCTTTCTGCAAAACTCACGTATCAGGATCTCGTCAACATCGTAAAGGCGATCCCGTCTGCTTATCGCACCGGCGCAACGTTGACGATGAACGAAGCAACGTTCTATGATCTCGCTTCCATCGTCGATAACAACGGCCAGCCGGTCGGTAAGGTCAATTTCGGCACGGACGGCGACCCGGCTTATATGCTCATGGGCCGTAAAGTTATTACGACGGACTTCCTGCCGGATCTTTCTGCCGCAGGCGAAGTCGTTGCTTACGCTGTCAACTACGATAACTACATCCTTAACACGGCTGCTGATGCAGACCTCGTTGAGTACTACGACTATCCGACGCGCACGCACGTGTTCCAGTCCGTCGCTCTCGTCGATGGTAAGCTCGTCGACGATAATGGTCTCGTACTGATCAAGGCACCGGCAGGCAAGTAATTTTCTCTTTTTATTCGTGTAGTACCTGCATACATGTGTAGGTACTCACGTTTATATATAGGAAAGGAAGGAGCGTCACGAAAATGGTTACGAATGACGCGGAACTCGCTGCTGTCAAGCAGTACGCGCGTATCGATGACGATATTACAGATGATGACGCGCTTCTCTCGTCCCTTATCGCCGCCGCGAAGAAGTACATCGAGAGCAATACGGGCAAGGCTTATAAGTCCGACGATCCTGTCATGTGTCTCTGTATGCAGCTCCTCGTTGCGCATTGGTACACGAATAGATCAGCCGTATCGAAGGGATCGATACAGAAATATCCGCATTCTCTAGGCGACATCATGAAGCACATCGAACTCTCTGACGACTATCCCGCGAAGGAGGAAACGACATGATCTTCGACCCGGGCGATCTTCGCCACCGCATAGATATTTATCGGGGCGACGAGATCTTATACCATAACATTCATGCGTCGATCATGCCAGTGCGCGGAAGCGAATACTATAACGCGCGTGTCACAGAGTCAAAGAGTACAGCAACGATCCGTATCCGATATCGTAAAGGCATTGACGAGGGCTGTCAGGTCGTCTATCTGGATGAAGTTTACGACATTGACAGCGTAGTTGATCCATATTATGAGCACGAAAGTCTCGAACTGTATGTAACGCGCAAGCGTCGCGGCGTAACACCAGCGACGAAGCCCGGAAGCGGCGGCGGAGGGTGGGAACCATGAGCAGCGAACTTGTCTACACGAACATCGACGAGCTGAAAGCAAATATGACTGCTGCTGCTGATGTCTACCTAGACACAGCCGAGAAGCACCTAAAACGAACCGGCAACAAGCTGAAAAAGCTCGCGAAAGAAAAGACGCCATCGAGCCCGTACGCGCACCGGAAAAAGCTCGCGAAGAGCTGGAAGGGCGAAGTAAAAGGGTTTACAGCAGATCAGCTTGAGTATCAACTTCGAAACACCGCGCCGCACTATCATTTGGTAGAACGTGGACACGTACTACAGTCAAAGAGTGGTAAAACGATCGGCTTCGTGCAAGGTCGCCACTTCTTCGAGAAAGCTGTCTCAGAGTTCGAAGCGTCCGGCATCCCGGAAAAAGAATTCGACAAATTGGCGAAAGAACTTGCGAAAAAGATCGAAGGAGGTGCCTGACGCATGAAAGACTCAGACATCTTAAAAGCGGCGCGCGCTGTACTAAAACAGATCGAATGTGACGATGTATATCTCGATGATGTACGCGAGCAGATCAAGACGCCTTGTTGGCTCTTGAAGCTCGATACGACGCGCGTCCCGGTCAACAAAGAACGGAACCAGAACACCTGCAACCTGTACGTTACGTACCTGCAAGATCTCAACGCGAATGACTCGCTCCACTTGTACGACATCAAGAGCGCACTGCATGACGTATTCGTCCCCGGCTTCGCGGTATCGGATCGATATATCACGACAGAGACGGTCACGACAGACATTTATGACGATGCGGGCGAGATCTTGCAAGCTACGATCCACTTTACTTACTTCGACGCAGCGCAGGAAAAAGAACCGTGGATGATGGAGCACTTCTATCCATCCTATCCCGGCTGACGATAAAGAAATTACAAAAGAAAGGAAGCTATAACTTATGGCTTTAACTATGCCTAGCGTGTCCGTAGTTTTCAAGGAACTCGGTATCACAGCTATCTCACGCGCGCAGCATGGCATTGTTGCGCTTGTCTTCGCGGACGATCCGGTTATTGACGGTCTTAAGATCTACGGCCCGGAAGACATCCCGGAAGACGCGAAAGACTACACGACGGAGCAGATCGAACTCTGCTTGACCGGCTACCAGACGGCACCGCGTTACATTCTGACGTTCAACCAGACGAAGAAGACGACGGGATCCGGCGAGACGGTCGTCACGTCGGTCGACTATACGGATGCACTCAAACGCCTCGGCGCTGCAAAATTCGACTGGTGCGCGTTCCCGGGCATTACACCGGATAACGCGAAGATCGTCGCAGACTGGATCAAGTCGCAGCGTAAGCGCGGCCATCTCGTCAAGGCGGTTCTTCCGAACCAGCCAGCAGACTACGAGGGCATCGTTAATTTTACGAATTCTTACGTCAAAGTCGGTGAAAAGTCGTATCCGACAGCAGACTACTGCTCCCGTGTCGCTGGTATCATCACCGGCACGCCTTCGACGATCTCTTGTACTTATGCGCCGATCCCGGAAGCTACGGAAGTAGAGATCTGGACGCCGGACGAGCTCGACGATAAGGTCGGCAAAGGCGAATTCTTCTTCTACTTCGACGGCGAGAAGATCAAAGTCGCACGTGGTATCAATTCTTTCGTGACGACGGTAGAAGGCCGCGGCGAGGACTTCCAGAAGATCAAGCTCGTCGATCTCCTCGACATGATCAAACAGGATATCGAAGATACCGCAAAAGAGTCGTATATCGGCAAGTACGCGAACAGCGAGAGCAACCGCGCACTGCTCTGCTCGGCTATCCTCGGTTATCTCTTGCAGCTCGAAAGCGAAGGTCTTCTTGAGCGCGGTCAGAACAGCGCAGAGATCGACATCGAAGCCGTCAAGAATTGGCGTCTCTCGAACGGCCTGAATACGAAAGATGAGCTCATGGCGATGACAGATAAAGACGTGAAAGCGCTGAACATTCACGATAATGTCTTCATTAAGTGCCATCTCAGCCCGTTGGATGCGATCGAAGATATCACGATCAACGCAGAGGTCGAGTAACAGCCTACCTCGCTTTTTACTCTCGTAAAGAGCTTCATTCTATTTTTGATATAGTCCGCGCCGTCCGATGCGGCGCGCGGACATCTTTTTAACGGATACTCGAAAGGAGTTCATATAATGGCGGAAAGCATGGAAAGCAAAAACGTCATCTACGGCACGTGGTCGGAAGTCTGGATCGATGGTTTCAAGATCGCAGAAGCAACAGAACTGAAAGCAACGATGTCGGCAGATAAGCAGGAAGTCAAGATTGCGCGTCGTATGGGACATGCGTACAAGACGACCGGCTACACGGCAAAGGGATCGATCAAGCTGCATAAGGTAAGCTCGTATTTAATTAAGAAGCTCGCGCCGTCGATGAAGCAGGGCAAACAGGTACTCTGTGAGATCGTATCGAACCTCGCGGATCCTGACGCATGGGGCAACGAGCGAGTCGCGCTGCATAACGTCATGTTCGATGCGGTCGATCTGATCAACTGGAGCGTCGGAAAAGTTGGCGAAGAGAGTTATCCATTCACGTTCGAAGACTTCGACCTGCTCGACGAGATCGACCCACATTAATACCTAGACAGAGATATAGATCATTTACCGCGAAAGCGAGATAGGAGCGTAATATTATGAACGCAATTGAAGCACTGCTTAAAACAGATAAAGCAAAACTGACGGAACTGCCGACGAAAACCTTTGAACTCCCGCGTCTCTCGAAGGTGACGGGGACGAAGTTCAATGTCACGGTGTCGGCGATCCCGGGTGAACTCATGAATGATATCATGACTGGCCATGTCACATACACGAAGCACGGCCGCGTGAAGGATGGCAACGCGTACGAGACCGGCCTGGATCTCGTTGTGAACGGACTGAAAGAACCGAACCTTCGCGACAAGAAGCTCCTGGAGCATCTCGGTGTAACGACGCCGAACCAGGCAGCCGAGAAGCTCTTCCTCCCGGGAGAGCTCGGCAAGATCGCGAGCGCGGTGAATGATCTCTGCGGCGTCACGTCGCAGGCGGAAGTCGATGAAACGGTAAAAAACTAATAGCCGGAGAGGATGCAGACGGAGCAGCACAGCTTATGTATTGGGCGCTTCGCCTGTATTCTATTACTCCGGGACAAATTATGGATATGAAAGCAAATGAGCGAAAAGTCTTCTACGCGTTCATACGCTACGACCTCGAAGCGCGCGCGCAGGAAGCGAAAGCGGCAGGAGGTGAATAAATGGCTACTATCATAGATGCAGTGCTACGCTTGAAGGATGAATTCTCGACGAAGCTGACTGCCGCGACCGGTAAGCTCGACGAGCATGAGAAAGCACAGAAACGCGTCTCGAAGAGCATCGCGGAGACAGGCAAGAATATCACAGCGTTCGGCGGCAAGGTTGCCCTGCTCGCGGCTCCGCTCGAAACGGTCGCGCTCGCCGGTGCAAAGCTGCATTCGCAATTTGCGGCGGGGATGACGAAGGTGTCCACGTTGGTAGATACTACAGTCGTCAATATGAAGGCGCTCGAACAAGGTGTCCGCGAAGTATCGGACGCGACGGGCGTATCTGTAACGGATCTCGCAGAGTCAGAATATCAAGCGATCTCCGCCGGTGTTGATGCGGCCCATGTCACGGAATTCTTGGATACAGTGACAAAGGCATCGATCGCCGGTTATACGGACTCGACGACGGCTATTAACGGTGTCACGACTGTCCTTAACTCGTACGGGATGGCGACACAGGAAGCATCAAAGATCACTGACGAGATGCTGATCACACAGAACCTTGGCAAGACGAGCTTCGGCGAACTTGCACAAAGTATCGGTAACGTCACGCCTATCGCGAAGACACTCGGCGTAACGACGGAAGAGCTCTTCGGATCTCTCGCCGCGCTCACGAAGAATGGTATCGCGACAAGCGAAGCCGTGACAGGAATGAAAGCCGCTTTCTCGAATATCATGAAACCATCCTCCGAAGCTGGGAAGATGGCGCAACAGCTCGGCCTGGACTTTAGCGCCGCGCACTTGAAGAGCGTCGGCTGGGCAAAGTTCCTGGATGAAGTCAAAGAGAAGACGAACGGCGATACGACTGCGATGACGGCACTCTTCGGCAGTGTCAAAGCCGCGAACAGCATCTTCTCACTCACAGGCGCAGGCGCGAAAGACTTCAAGGACGCACTCGCGGCGATGTCAGATCAGGCAGGTATAACCGATGAAGTATTTCAGAAGATCGTCCAGAACGACCCGACGCGCGCGATGCAGATCGTCAAGAACCAGCTTGAGAACATCGGTATGGATCTTGGCACGAGCCTCGCGCCATACATCAACAGAGCCGCCGTTGAATTGAAACAGCTCGCGAAAGTACTGAACTCGATGACACCGGAACAGCGCGATCTCGTCATGACGATCGGCCAGTCGGTCATCATGTTCGGCCTGCTTACTGCCGGACTTGGCAAGGCTGTCACAATGTACGCAAGCGCGCGCACTGGTATTCTTTCATTCGTAAAAGTCGCGAAGGAAGTCAAGGATGTCGGTGTCGGCGGTGTCCTCGTCAAGCAGCTGCCGATGCTGAAAGCCTTCGGAGCCGGAGCGGAAGCAGCTGCTGGGAAGACGAGTATCTTCAAACGAGCGCTCTTCAAGCTCGGCACGGGTATCAACGGCATCTTCTCCGCGCTCTTGTCTCCGGTCGCGACATTTAGAAAAGGCTATACTGCTGCATTAGAAGCAGTTGGCAGGAGTATCGCGTCGTTCTTCTCGCGCGTGATCCGCGTGCCTGGCATGATCGGCGGCGTGATCGTACGCGGACTCAACGCACTCGCGCAGATCCCTGGCAGGATCTCCGGCGTATTCCGCGCGCTCACGACGGTGATCCGCAACCCGATCGGCGCGTTCAGATCCTTGTTTAGTGTTATTCGCATGGGCTTCACGGCGATGCGTGCATTGATGGCGGCAAAACCGGTCGGCCTCGCGCTGCTCGCGTTAACAGTCGTCATCGGCTACGTCATCAAGCATTGGAAGACCTTCCAGCAAGTTATTTCAACGGTATGGGAGCATGTGTCGGGGACGATCTCCGGCGCGATCGCGCGCATCTCGCCGATCTTCTCGCAGCTCTGGCAAGCAGTCCAGGCCGCTTTTAACAAGATCGTCGGTGCTTTAGGCCTCGGCGAAGCGAAGACGGAAGAATGCGGCGATACGATGACGGTCGTCGTCAATACACTCGGCTCCGCGTTCTCCGCTGCCTTCGATATTATGGCTATAGTCGTCGAAACGGCAGTAGACATCATCGCCGGTGCACTGACGACCGCGATCAATGTCGCGAGTGACCTGATCAGCTTCATCGTCAACGTATTCACGGGCAACTGGCAAGGCGCATGGGATAACGTCAAGCAGATCTTTTCCGATGTGTGGGACGGTATCGTAAATACCTTCAACAACGTCATGAATACGTTATCTGCCGGACTCGATCGGATCCTCGGTAAAGCGCACGACGCGAAGGAAGCGAGCGCGGAAGCAGAGAGCAGCGGAGGCGGAGAAGATGGCAACTGGACAGGAACGAGCTACTTCCCCGGCGGCGTGACCTGGCTGCATGAGCAAGGGCCGGAACTTGTCTACCTGCCGACCGGTGCGCGTGTCGTACCGCATTCCGAAAGTCTGAAAGAAGAGTATCAACGCGGACTTGATGCAGGATCTCAGATGATGCGGCCGGTATCGATGCAGGCTGCCCCGGCGACGGTCGAACAGCGTACGGGCGATATCCGTATCACGATCCCGAAACTCGCGGATCAGATCGTCGTGCGCGAGAAACAGGACATCGATAACCTGGCGAACGCGCTCGTCTTCAAGATGAAGCAATACGCACTCAATTCGATGGCGGGAGCCGTCATCTGATACGATACAAAGGAAGGAGGATGGCTGTATAGGCCGTCCTCTTTTTCTATATCTTAAAGAGAGGAAAATGTTTATGTCATTACTCAGTAAAGCGTTAGGCGGGTTCGCGCGCAACGCGGGAATAAAGGCGATCAGCGCGCTCCTCGGTGAAAGCGGCAGCCTGATCACGATATCGGGCGACGGCATCCAGATCCCGCTCCCGGTTGATCCGGCGAGTTTCGAGATCCAGGTCGCCCAGAAGAATACGACGATCGAAGTCATCAATATCGGTGAGCTGAATATGCTCGGTAAGACCGGCCTGAAGACGATCAGCTGGAATGGCCTTCTTCCGGCGCAGGACTACAGTTTCAACAATGCCGGTGCATCTACGGATCCTTATAGCATCATCGACAGCCTGAACAGTCTCAGGACAGCCGGAAAACACGCGCATGTATCTGTTTCTGCCGCGCTCGATATGGACGCGACGATCGAGTCCTTGCGCTGGGGCGAACAGGACGGCTCCGGCGATGTCTATTACTCGATCGAGCTGAAAGAGTATGTTGATCCGGCGCCCTCCTCTGGCCTGCTGGATAAAGTGACGGGACTCAAGAAGAGCAATATGTCATTCTTGCAGCGCGCCGGACTTAACGCGGCACGGAATATGCTAAAAGGACAGAGTCCGTTGAGAGCTGTGACGGGAGCCGTCGCAGCCTCCGGCCTGACACCGAAGCAGCAGGGCTATCTTAAAGTATTCGAAACGGTAAGTAAGAAAGGCGGGCTTAAGGCAGGCGATATCGTCTCAGTCGGTAGTCAGTACATCAAGATCAACGGTAAGGACGTCGCGAACGTCTTCAAGCATAAGAAAGTGACAGAAGTACCGAAGAATACGAGCGGGAAGGATGGTACGAGCGTATGACCTGGATACTCAATGACGAGACGAAGGCGATCGACGTATCGCCTTACGTGACGAGCATGACGTGGAGCGGCGACCTTTCTAGCGCCGGGCGCAAGCTCGAATTCTCGATCGCGTACACGACGGCCGCGAAGGATAGCGGCTGGAAGAACATCGTCCTCGAAGTCGGTGATCGTGTATCTCTTACGTATACCGACGATAAGACGATGCAGTCTACGCCGCTCTTTAGCGGTGTCATCTTCTTGCAGAACAGGGCTTCGGAAAGCTATACAATGGAGTTTTGTGCCTTCGATAACCTCGTCTATCTCGCGAAGAGCAAGATGAGCATCAAATTCGACAAAGCGCTCCCGAAGGACTGTATCGAGCGCGTATGTAGTACGCTCGGCGTCACGCCGGGAGACTTGACGAAGTGCGCGGACTTGACGAACGCGACATACGCGTACAGCAATGTATTCGACGCGCAGGCCGGTAGCGAGATCATCCAGTCGGTACTTAAGCATCTCACGGCCTGGACTGGATGGCGCTATCATGTCTACATGGCTGCTGACAAGAACGGCAAACAAATTCTTAACGTCGTGCGCGCGGACACTGCTATCGATGACGTGATCACGGCCGAGACGAATATCACGGGCGCAAAGCATGGCGTATCTATCGAAAACATGGTGAACCAGATCTGCGTCGTGAACAAAGATGGTGTCGCGACCGGCTACATCTCGACGAAAGACGACATTGACAAATATGGCTTGTTGCAAGAAGTCTACAAGATCGATGACAAGAAGGACACGAAAACGGCCGCGATGGCCTTGCTCAAGAAGGAGGAGGAAACGAGCTCGGTAGAAGCAATAGGGAGTATCCAGGCGATCAGCGGATACGCGATCAATGTGCAAGAAGAACAGATCAACGGTAAATTCCTGATCTCGAGCGATATGCATCGGATCGACGGCAGCGGGAACCATACAATGAGCCTCGATCTTGTCTATATCGTACCGCCGGACAATAAGGACGCGACGACGAGCTCTCAGGGCTATTTCCCGGCCGCAGGCGCGAACGCGAAGATCTCTTCCGGCGCGGCGAACTACTCGAACACGGAAGCAGGCGTACTCGCGAAGGGCAAAGCGCTCGGCTTGTCGGACGGCCAGATCGCTGGCATCATGGGCAATATCAAAGCAGAGGATGATACGTACGATCCTGCTATATGCGCAGATGGCGAGCATGTCGGTATCTTCCAGTTCTCGCAAGAACGCTGGAAGCGCTATGTCGAATGGTGCGACAAGAACGGGAATGACTATTACAACGCCGGGAACCAGCTCGAATACGCGACTGTATACGAGAACGGCGATATACGCAACCAGATCCCGGATGATCCTGCGGCGGCGGCCACTTGGTGGGACGATAATGTTGAAATTAGCGGCGACAATAGTGGAAACCGCGAAGCATACGCGAATGAATATGCGAGCGCGATCGCGAACGGCTCTCTCGTGCCGGAAGTGCCGCCGCAGGTCACGACGTACCAGACGGACAGCTCTCTCGATCAGCAGCTACAAGCAGGCTTCAACGCCTGGAAGGGCGTCACGATGGAGAACGGAACGGAAGGATGCGTCGAAGCAGCGACGAAGATCGGCTCGTATTACTCGCCATTCCTCGCGCAGGAATACGCGAACGGCGTCGTATCCGTGCCGACGCTCGTCGCCGATGCGGGTGAAAATTGTATCCCGTTCGATCCGTCTAAGCTCGAAGAAGGTGATGTTATTGTCTACGGTGACAACGATCATGTCGTCATCGCGTCCGGCGGAGATGGCAGCTACGTCGGCAACAGCTCGAGTCAGAACAGAGTCGTAAAAGGCGGCGACCTGTACAGTATGGGCGGGCTTTACCCGACAAAGATCATCAAAGCGAGCCACATGTAACGCGTATCGACGCGCGCGCGAAAAAATACGCTTTATATTTAGTAGGAAGTGACACGGATGAATAAAAACCCTTACAGCGAACTTCTCGGGATCATGCACGGCGTCGCCGGTGCACACGAGACGAAGCAAGCGTGTATCGGCACGGTCAAGCAGAGCCCTCCGGATCTTGTTGTTACGTATAATGGGATCGACTTGAATAGTGATGAGCTGTATATCTCTGAATACTTGCTTACAGAATACGCGCGCACGACGCGCGGGCATATCGTCAGCGCGACGCAGAACCGGGCAGGTGGCGGAGGCTATGCAGAATTCGCGAGTCATAACCACGACATAAACAACGACTACACAGAAAGCATTATCACGACGGACACTCTCGTACCTGGCGATAAAGTCGCGATGTTGCCGGTCATGCCGGAAGGCGGCAAGAGCCAGCAGTATATCGTCATCGATAAGATAGTCCGTCCGGATCGCCGGGCATTTTAAGGAGGTGCAGGAAGATGGCAAACCCGTTTATTACGATCGATGCGTCGAACACGGTGAGCGCAGCTACCGATAACCTCCCATTGCTACAGGAATACGCATGGGACTTCGAGAACGACCGCTTCTTGCTCGATACGCGCGGGCATCATGTGACCGTAACAGAAAATGAAGCCTTGAAAGTATGGATCTATAAAGCCTTAAAGACGCAGCGCTACAGATACGAGTGTTATCGTCATGGCGAATTAGACATCGACGCGCCTTACGGTGTCGATCTCGAGGAGTATATCGGCAAGTATCCGAACACGGTCGCGACGGCGCAGCTTATCATTCGCGATATAAAGAGCTGTCTCGCACTGAACCCGTATATTAAGCGCGTGATCTCGGTCGAGATCGCAGAAAGAAAGAAAGATAAGCTCGTCATCGACGTAGATCTTGAAAGCATCTATGGAGAAACTTCGACGAGCGTGACGATATAAACAGGAAGTGAAAATAGAATTGGCATTCGAGATGGAATATAAAGATGACATCCAGTCGCGCATGGTGTCGGAGATGAATAAAGTATCCGATAAGGCGACAATGGAGGGCAGCTTCGCGCGCGACGTGATCAGCGCGAACTCAGTCGAATTCGAGAACGCGAAGGCAGAGATCGCGTTGATGATACAGGCGGCGTATGGGACGACGGCCTGGGGCGACTACTTGACTGCGATCGCGTCAGAGTTTGGCGTTGATCGTAAAGCCGCAACGCACGCAGTTGGCCGCGTCGTTGTATACGGATCGGCAGGAAGCTATGTGCCGAAAGGAACGCTATTCGATACGAAGGACGGCTCGATCCAGTTCGCGACAGACACGGCTGTCACGATCGGCGCATCGGGATCGGTCGAAGTGAGTGTCACGTCCGTCGGCACGGGCGCGGCTTGTAACATAGCGGCTCATACTATCGTGCATATCCCGATGAGTGTGCCGGGAGTATCGCGCGTAGATAACCCGCTCGGCACGCATGACGGCGCGGCTGTCGAAGATGACGAAACACTGCGCGCACGCTATCTAGCGTACGTGCGCGAGCCTGCTACCTCTGGCAACGTGTATCATTACAAGCATTGGGCGCTCGCAGTGCCGAACGTCGGTGAAGCGAAGGTTATCCCGCTATGGGCAGGGCCGGGAACGGTAAAAGTGTTGATCATCGGACCGGACCGGAATAGATGCAGCGATGAAGTCGTCAAGAACTGCAAAGACTACATCGAGAGCGTCAGGCCGATCGGCGCGACGGTGACAGTCGTTACGCCGTCGTATATCCCGATCAACGTGAAAGCTACGCTTAAAGTACGGAATACAGACAATGGCTATTATGCAGCGTGCCAGAAAGCATTGACTCAGTACTTCATCAATAAAGGCTTCAACGAGGACAATGTTGTCAGCGTCGCGCAGGTAGGCCGCATCATCCTGAATACAGGACTCGTAGAAGACTATAGCGCACTGACGCTTAACGGCAAGAGCACGAATATCACGATCAGCGCGGACCAGCTGCCGCGCCTCGGTAAACTGGAGTTGAGTGCATCATGACGAAGAATTGGGGCGAAGAATTCATTCGTCAAGGCAAAGTCGACATCACGGAATATCTTCCTGAATTCTTGCGTAAGGACGTAGAGCTCAAGGCAGTATGCGATGCAGAGAGTTTAGAACACGAGCGTGTACGCGACGAGATCAAAGACGTATTCGCGCAGCTGTACGTTCCGACTGCGACCTGGGGCTTATCACTATGGGAAAAAGTCTTAGAGCTGTATCCCGACAAAGATGCAACAGATAAATACCGCCGCGCGAATATCTTGTATAGACTGCGCGGCTTAAAGACATCGACTATTGACGCGATGAACGAGATCATTAACACGTATGGCTCGGGCTATGTCGAAGAGCATAACGACCGGTATTATTTCAATGTCTATGCGGCCGTGAATGACGAGAGCGCGCGTAAATTGATGAAGAGCGCGATCGTAACATATAGACCGGCACATCTGGGGCTTAACGTGTATCTCGGTTACAGCTGGAATGGAGATATTAAGTTTGATGGTACGTATACTTTTAGCACACATCAAGAAGACTGGAGCGATGTGAAATTATGAGTAAAGCAGTAAATTCAAAATGGAAGAAGACTTTTCCAGATACGATCGGCAACCAAAACCGACCTGCGAACGGTGTTGATGATACGCAGCCATTCGAGACAGGCGCATTCCCGCAATATATCGCGAATGATCCTGTCCGCTATGACTTGCAGAATGCGGCGATGTCGCAGTCGATGTCGAATGATGCACGGCTGAAAGAAATGGTTGACGCGCGCGGAAAAGAGCTCGACGATCATAAAGTTGATCCGGGCGCGCATAAGACCGGCATCGCGGGTAATGCCGCTACAGCTACAAAAGTCGTCACGACAGCGGCAGCGGGCGCGAGTGCGAACATCGCGGAAGCGTCGATGGGTGGATCAGATAGCGCGCGTATCCGCGTATCGGGCGCGACAAACGCAGGCGAACTTGCACTAGAAACGGCCGATGACGGAAATGAAGCGATCGTCGCGCGTCAGTATACGGGCACTTACACGACCCCTGTAAGGACGGCGAAGATACTCGACGAGAGCGGCAACACGAGCTTTCCTGGCACCGTCGTCGCACCGAAGTTCACGGGCGCATTGAACGGCAACGCCGCGACGGCTACGAAATTACAGACGCCGCGCACGCTGTCCCTGACCGGCAAGGCCGCTGGAAGTGCTACGTTCGACGGTAGCGCTAATGCGTCTATCAATGTTACGTCTGTTAATGCGGATACTGCTAGTAAGCTGAGTACTGCGCGTAAAATTAATATCACGGGTAACGCGACTGGTAGTGCTGGTTT